ATAGAACGCGGCCTAACCATGCGGCCGCATCACTACGTTAAATAAATAGGGGAGGGGATTAACCCCTCCCCATGTTAACTATTTTATACGTTTGGATACATTTCCTTATAAGTCTGAGTGATACCTTCATTCTTATAAATGCCCCAGTTATGGTAAGCAAGAATAGCAGTACCAAGCTTTCTATAAGTATGAATTTCCATTGACTGGTCTGCATTTACGAAGTCCCACATCTGAGTGTTACCTTCGAATACGACCTTAACAACTCTTTCACCACCAGTTGGTAATACGTAAGCAAGTTGTGGGTCAATCCAAGTCTCTACGTTGTTCTCATCAACAAATGACTGTGGAATCTGAACAATTGGAGTACCTCTGAAAATATTAATGTAACCAGTATTATGAATAGCATCAATATCCTGTGGATGATATACACCCTGGTAATTAGCTCCAACTGGAACAATTGCATCAGCACCCATTGCCGCAACGAACTCAGGTGGTGCAAAGATAACTGCGCCAGAACCATAAGCTCTAACTGTAGAAACGAGCTTCATCATTTCTTGTGGGTCAAAGTCGTTACCAATAGTAACATTAGCTCTATTGTTTGCAGGAACACCAGCCTGGGTTACTGCCGCGCGAAGTGCTCTCTGAACTTCCTGATATACAGCATCTGTCTGTGCTTCTGTTAAAAGAGCAACTAACTCCTGCATATTTTCAGCGCCATCAAGCATTCTTTCAAAATCAATTGAGCAAGCTCCACCGATTGCATGAGCACTTACTTCAAAAGTACCATTGTCAAGTCTGAAGCTTTCATATACGCCAGAAAGACCAACTTGAGTAAGGAACTTTCTTGCTCTAGTCTTACCTAATCTTGTTCTGAATAAAGCCTTTTGGCCTTGACCAACCTGCTTAACTTCAGCGAAAATACCAACTGCATCAATTACCTTATTAGGAACAATCTCATCTGCAGCTTCAATAATAATATCATAAATATCATATCTGTTCTTCATGAACTGATTAATGGAACCAGCTAACTCTCTAAGTCCGTCACGAAGCGCTTCGTCTACGTTCTCTACAGAAAAGTTAGTCGGAGCCTGACCCTTAGCTGAATAAACAGCCAATTCTTTTAATTGTTGAATAGTCATTCTTCATACCCTCCTGTAAAATTAAACGCTAAGTACCTGGAACTTCAGAGCAAACTGAGCATCTGGCATTGTTGTCTGCTCAACAACAAGCAGTACAGGACCAGCGCTTGGCTTTGTATCTGAAACCTTAATAGCTCCCATATCACTAATTCCGCCATAAAGTGGAGTAGTAGCAAGAGCGGTTGCCGTAGTAGCAGCAGCAAGAGCTTCCTCATCAGCAAAATCACCATCATCCATGCAGATGCAGTTAGTTGTGAAAAGCTCACCTGCAGAAAGGAAACCAAGTCTAGGAAGGAAAGTACCTCTCTCAAGCTTGAAATCCTTCAGAGCATTAGCTCTTTCATCATACATATGCTCTGTTGTATAATTTAAAGCAATAGGCATCTTTGCGGCATTAGCAGCAGTAGGGAACTTAACAGTTCTGTTAACTCTATCTACAGCAAGTAACATTCCGTTTTCAGCTGGAACAGCAGCAAAGTCAGTAGCATCAAGAGCGCACTGAGCCTCAACTCTTCCATCTCTACGGAAAGAAACCTGATTAAGCTCTACTTGACCAAAACCGTCAATTACAAGTCTTTTATCAGCCATAATAAATCCTCCGTTTATTATTTGTTTTTATATCTACTTAGAACCCCTTCGATGCTTCCATCAAGATAGTCTTGGTCTTTAGGAACATAACCAGGGTCGCTCTCTTTATTGGTGAAAAGCGCAGGTTGAGATTGAACCAGTGTATAAGCAAGTTCTTTTTCTAATTCTTCTCTAGTCATCTCATCAATCTTCTCTTTGAAAGTAGTAATTACTTCAGCGTCAAGAAGAGTAGTATAGGAATCAATAACTGCTTCCTTTTCCTTTTTAAGAACGCCAGCCTTAAAGTTAGCTAAATCTTCTTTTTCTGCTGTTAAAGTCTGAATTGTTGACTGAGCGTTAGCAAAATTACTGTTGGCTTCTTCGAGTTCAGCTTCAACATTTGCTTTCTCCTGTTGTAAAGTAGAAATTGTTGAATCCTGCTCTTCAATTTTATGTTCAAAGTTTTCTTTTTCAGTATCGAGGTCATCTCTCTCTAAAGTAAGAGCGCCAACTTCATCTTGTAAATGAGAATAATTTTCATCAACTTTTTCATAAGTATCTCCATTTAACTGATGGAGTACTTCAAGCGCACGCTTTTCTTCTTCGTTAATATCAACAATGTAGCAGGTTTCTCTCTTATCAATAGAAAGTGAATCTGTTGCATCATCTTTTGTATAATAGGCTCTTTCATAATTCTGAGATTCAAAATTAAAAACTACTGCATAGTTTTCATAAACATCACAAACCGCATAGTCCATGATGTATCCATTCTCTTCGTTGAATCTAGAGTTAAGAAGTGACCAAATCATGTTATATTTCTGATTATCAGAAAGTTTGAAATTCATTTGTTCTTCTCCTCCCATGTTAGACTTTAGAGATAATTCAAATTGTTGCATCTTTTCTGCTATTGTTTCAGCAAATAATGTATAGAAGCTCGCGCCCTCAAAGCAAGGCTCGAAATCTTCACCTAAAGCTTGCAAACCTAAGAAACATCCATCAGTAAAAACAAAATATTTCTTACCGTCAATGAATCTCCATTCACCGTCTATAGAATCAGCAAACAACTCCATAGATTGTGCTTTCTCAATTATATCTAAAGCTTCTTTTTGATAAATGGCGGTATAGAGTAATACGTCTGTGCAAGCGTATTCTCTTTCCACCCCATCTTTATCTAAATGCTTCTCCCAAGCAAAATGGTTATCTACAGGAACTACACCATAAATGCGGCCCTGATAGCGTTGTGAACCATGGTCAGTAAAATCCTGCTCCATGGAATCGTAGATACCCTTCACGGGCGCGTATGGTAATGTTGAAATTAATTTTTCAGCAAATTCATCTGTAATATAAGTACCATTTCTATTACCACCTCTATAAAAGATGCGGCATCTTGCGAGAGACATGGTTTGATTATAGGCGGTTATGTCACCATAAAGAGAAAGAGAAAAAGTAGTTAATTTCTTCTTATCCATTTGTGTTTGAACCTCCGCCATCTAATGATTTTTCATTAGCAATTGTTTTTGCACTTTTTTCTTCTGCTGGAAGTTCAGGTCTACCTGGATTACCCGCAGATTCAGTATAAGAAGTGCTTAAAGGAATCAATTTTTCTTTGAGACCTAAAACATCGTTTTCTAAATCTTTAATATTCCCAAGCTCTCTTTGTGATAAGCCTATTGCTAATGCAGGCAGAATAAAACTATAACCAGAATTAGCCAGTTTAAGAGCCTCTTCCCCATATTTTCTTTCGTTATAGAAGGTTATAGGGAGAATAGTATATTTAAAAGAAATATTTGAGTTGCCATATTCATTATTGATAATAAAAGTCATTAATCTTTCTAACTTTCTAGCGAAAATCATCATTAATGCCATATCATTATTGATAGACGTCTCTAAGGAAAGATTGGAATCTGTACTAAATAATTGCGGACTAACTCCAGCTACTGAATAAATATTAGCTAAGTTCTTTTCAACACTGTTGACCGCATTATCATTTGAAGTATTAGAAACCACAGCATCAACGTCAGCATAGGTTGTTAAAACAGAAACATTCGGATTACCCTTCATCATTTTAACAGTACCTTTGTGCATAACCTCGGCTTCATCTGGTTCAAATAGTAAAGTTCCATCCTGTAGATGCGGGATTTTTTGAACCAGAACCTTTCTGATTTCTTCTAAATCTCTTTCTTTATTAATATCTCTTGCTTGGTCATATTCAATAGCGGCAGGAATTATGTCTAAAAAGGACGGACATCCATCTAAAAAGGGCAAACAAATACTTAGTTCTGCCGGAACGAATACCCATCTTTTAACTTTACCTAACTTATATTTTCTATACCAATCTGCTATTTTTTTAGGATAAACTTTTAATGCGGCCTTCCTATCATCTTTATCAATAATAGTATCAAAGTATGCTACATTAAATTCAATTAAATCATTGCCTAGCTTATCTCTAAAACGTGTTCTACAGTAAAGCGCGGGTAGGTCAATTGGAGTAATGTGTTCACCATCAATACTTGAAATTATTCCATAATAGCACCCATCGCGCAAGGCGATAATGGTCATTCGAGTGAATAGCTCTGGAAGTCCAGCTTTATCAATAAAATTAATCGCATTAAAATACTTTTTCTGTATATACTTTTCGGAGAGAGATTTACCAAAACTTGGATTTGGAATTAATAAACCAGTATATTTTAAAAGAGTAGCATAATGTAATATAATTCTTTGATAAAAACCACCTCGATAAAAATAGGTGCGGGAAAGTTCAATTTGTGCTTCTAATGAACCAGACTCTATTATTTTTTCAATTTCTTCTAAGCTGTAATTTTTAAAGTGACGCTTATTTACTCTAGAGCCATATCCTAAACCATAAGCCGCGTCATTGGCAGCAATCATCCCGTTATAGGAAGATGAGAAGTTAGTTAGAAACTCTTTGTGATTGTCTCTATCCATTTATCCCTCCCGTAAAGAAAACTAATTTACGACCTGGTACGCGACGACGGTGACTTCGACTATAGGATTCTTCTTCCAACTCTTTAATTCTCCATAGTCCATAAGAAAAAGATGAATACTTATCCTTTGGAAAACGAGAATTAATTCGTTCAAGGACTATGTCGAGGCTTGAGCCAGTCCGCTTCAGACGTAAATTACTCATTTCTTCAAATAGTTTAGTCGTCATTTCATGAGGCATTAGTCTCATAACTCTTTCTTCTGTGGTCATTTTCTGACCTGTTTTAGTAGCAAGAAGTGAACTTTTTGCTTCTTGTTCTTTTATTAAGAAACGCACAAGGCCACTTGTGAGTCTTGAATAGCAATTTCCATGAATTTTAGAATTGAGTGATTGATTAGCTTTAATTCCATACAGAATTTTTGGCGCATCTTTAGGTTGAATTTGCTTATAGTTATCATCATTAATGAAACCATAAGCGGGTAAGAGATTACCCATTTCATCGTAATGCGGCTTAATCAATTCATCAGCGAGTCCTACGCCGAGACCGTTTGTATCGATTACGACCTCGCGCGGATTGAAAGCTTCAATAATTTTTTTCAAATCGACCGCCTGCACAGAGAAAGGCTTCGTCTTTGGCGTTCGACCTAAAACAATTAAATTAACTAAAGTCGCATAGTATTTTCCTTTTGTCACATTAACTCTAAAAACAGAAACAGCAGTTTGGTCGCTAATACGACCTACGTCTACTGATAATAAGTAGAATTGTTCTGAACCAGGTCTACTAATTGCATGCGTTTCAGGATTTTTTATTTTTCTATATTTGCTTAATTTTTCATATGAGAACCATGCATCTTCGCTAGAACCCTGCCAGAGAGACAGATACTCTGTCGCAAAAGATTCGGCATTGTAGGATGGACTCATTTTCAGCTTATTGATATATTGCTTATCAATAAGACCATGCATGGCGGGCAGCCGCCAGTCGCATCCAAACATGAAGG